CGAATGTCACCAGAGTCGTTAGCAGGTGCAGAATAGAGATGAACAGGGCTGGCATAATGAATCTCCACGATGAATACTGAATGATACCCCCTTGTCTATCGGCAAAGGGGCATCTGTTGTTGAAGTTTGACTATTCGCCGTTCACCCAATCGAGCAGCAACGGAGCGCATTCGAGCAACTTGTCTTTGTACACGCGAGCCATGATCGACGTATCGTGATTGCCTTTCCACTTGAAATCACTGTGCGGGTTCGCCCAGATTGCGACATTCGTGATCTGCGGCTCTTTGTCGATCTCTTCGAGCAGAATCTCCAAGAGTTCATAGTTTGCGATATGACCATATCTCAGGAAGAAAAACGGCACGATTTGTTTGCCAGGAAACATCGCCTTGAACACTTCGATCGACTTGATGATCGACTGTCGTGCAAGCGCCTTCTCCGCGTCGTCGAATACATCTAACCCGTTGTAGGCTGGGTGCGGGTAGTAGTTCATCTGAACCCAGTCAGCGTTCTCCATCATCGGGATCGATGTCGCCATTTTGCTTATGTCAAAGAAATCAACCGGCCCTCGCTTGGGGTGTCGCGGGACAGCGTATGAACTGATCGCTATACCTAGTTCGTCTCGCATTGTTTCGATGACTTGATTGTGATAATCTACATCGACTTGTGTGTACTCGCCGTCTTCGGGCCATGAGTGCAACCAGCGATTCGTTTCGTCATCTCTGCAAGTCGGTTCGTGATCCCAGAACGCACCGATGAACGGTCTCGGCGGCACAGCAGAGTTCAGCGCTTGATCTGTATACAGTTCGACATCGAGATCAAGAAACACGCCGTCGCTGTCGCGTGCAAGCATGTTCGGGTATCCGTCACACCCAATTTGGCGCGAACCGACTTGAAGAATGTACTCAGCGTGTTCAGCCAGACCAGACGCGACGACTCCTTCTTCGTAGTAGTAGTCGTTCCATTGCTGAGTGTTGCCGACGATGCAGAACAGAACTTTGCGATCGATTCTCACTCTCGATCGCGGGTCTGTAGAGAGTCGAGACATCGGATCAACAGAGTCATCGTCAATCACGACATCATCTTCGATTCCTTCCATGAGTCGCCAGATAGTTCGAGCATGACTGAACATGCCTGCATCGTTTGTGATCGGGATCAGACCGTCTCGAATAGTCAGCTCGACGATGTCTCGTTTGTCTGAGTCTGAGCCGAGAGCCTTCGTTGAGTTGAACCAACAGAACATGCGACTAGTCTCAGCATTCGGAGGCCAAGTCGCGTTGGTGGTGCCTTGTGGCCAGCGAGACGGATGCTGAATGTATGAGTAGGTGCCGACCCATGACATTGCACCGACTGAATCTTGATCGAGAGTCGGTGAGTTGTTGTCAGCGTCGTGTAGAGTCTTACCGCGACCATCGAGAGCAAGCGGGAACGCTTCGCCACCGATAATCATCTCGAACGGCGACTGCAAAAGTTGACGAGACAAGAAACGAAAATGCTGTCGCTCATCGACCGACGACGAGTGATCGATGAACAGACCAGAAGCACCAGTAGAAGCCCAGCCGCCGAGAATGTTTCTACTCGTAATCAGATGCTCCCATGTATCAGTCTCACCGAGCAGATAGTCAGTGCCGTCTTCGTTCCAGCCTGCGGCGCTGCGCGGGTCTTTGAGATTCGAGCCGATGAACCAGAAAATATGAATCGGGTCGGTGTTCGGGTTCAAGTTCAGATCAATCAGAGCATCAACGAGCGCCGATCGCTTACTCGGCGGGAGTGTGAGCCACGATGCAGCGCTTACATGAGAGAGCCCGTCTGTACCCATCGGGCGATTGACAAAGAAACGACGAGCGCCATGACCGTAGCCTTCCATGATCTGACTCATGAAGTTCTGAACTGCATCAGGGTTGTCGTCGTGCCACCATGTAGCGAGCCCGTTCGGGTCATCGTCTGAGCGTGTGCCGTTGCCCGCTGAGATCAACCACATAGGTTCTCGCGGGACAGAGTGATACCAACGCGCTCGAATCGGATCGATGATCGGGTCATCAACAACAGGTTCAATCTTCGGTCGAGTATCGATCTTCGGTTCGTCTATCGTCGCCTTCTTCGCGTTGATCGCTTTCGTGATCGCTGCTTTCGATGCTGTCAGTTTCTTCGTCGGCTGTTCGCTATTTGTCTTCTGCGCTTGCGCGTTCGTCGCTGATACAAAGAGCAAAGAGGCGGCGAAGATCAGGTATACGATTCGGTTCAGTTTCATGTTCAGTCCTCATTTTCTGGTTTGATTGAGTGATAGTCCAACGCTTGATATACGGGGCCGATGCACCCGTCATTTGTGTTCTCGTCATCTTCGACGCAACCGCATACCTCGCACACCATAGAGTTCGGGTCGATCTCTTCACTGGCTTGATACTCATCACCGCGATTCTCGATCTCGTCGATCGTATCTTCCGAGTATGTCATCGCGTCGTCTTTCAAATCGCCCCCGACCCAACTATGGGGCGGGAGCGTGTGTTTGACCATGATGATTGATTGAGCCTTTTTCGGGCAAGCGACGATCTCGATGCCGGGCTTGCACCAACACTTCATGTCGCCGAGATTGTGATAGGTTTCGAGCGGGACAATATCTGTGTATCGCCCGCAATCAGACGGTATCTCCGTCCAGCCCGGTTCCCAATGCCGCTCGCCCGGCTCAGTCATCGTATGAGCGCCTTGTGTTCGCTACTTGATTCGTTGGCTTGATGAGAGTCCAACCCTCGATTTGCCCGTTGAAATGAATCATTTCACCGAAGCGTACACGCTCGCCCTGCTCGTTGATGTACGAAACATGAAGCGCCTTGCCGTCAACCTTCTCGATACGCATCGCAGTATCAGGGGTCTTTGTGTCAGCGCCGCGAACAATGCCACCGCAACCGAATGCCGTGAATGCGATAACAGACGACAGAGCGAGTATTGCGATGAGATTGATTGTCACCTCAGCGACTTCGAACGACTTTGATGCGAGTTGTTTGAGTCGTCGCATTTTAGTCGCCCCCGTTCGCGTCGCGTGCGATCTTCGCTGCGACTGCCTCTTGAACAGTCATATGCACCGAATCAGATTCAGCGACTTCGGCATCGAGTTCCTCATCTGTGAGATCGCGGGCCTCTGCGCTTGCGTTTCTGACAAGATCGATGAGACCTTCGATTGCGATTGCACCGATCGAAACGGCATCGAGCCCTTTGAGTATCATTGCTGGTGTGAACATTTTGAGTTCCTTCATTGTTTGTTGTTGCGTGTGAGTAGAACGATAGATGAGTGATCGAGTCAGTTCGGCGCTAGTTCAGCGCTCGACGGTTCGATCTGTTGTGCGACGACTGCTCGAATGCCGCGAATGATTGCAAGCACACGCTCGATCTCTGAGTGTGCTTCGTCGTCTGTCATAAACGGGTAGTTTTCTCGCCAAGTGATGAGAGCAGTATGCGCCTGCTCGTCGATGCGACCGATTGCGATCGCTGTATCGACATCGACGAGATCAGCATTGATCGCAGCCGCGACAGCGGTGCCGGTTGTCTGATAGAGATCAGATGCGGTCTTGAACTTTTGCGACGGCGTTGCAGCGCAGCCGAACGAGACGAGCATTGTTGAGAGTAGTATCAGGCTGAGTAGTATGTTTTTCATTTTCGTTTCTCCTTTGAGTTTCGTTTCTGTTTGTTGTTCCACTTGAACGCGAGAGTTTGAAGTTCAGCCATGAAACTGAGTTCGTTCTGTTCGCAAATCGCCTGCATCTCCAATAGCGTATCAGAGTATGATTCCCGAAGTTTGTATTCGGGTTCTGAGACTTTCGGAGTGTTTGGCATAGATCAACCATCCGAGTCGTCGTCGCCGAATGACTCAATGACATCTTGGCCCGCGTCGATGACATCGATGACATCTGGGTTCGTCTCAGGGTCTCCGTCAAATATCATTACCGCAGCCATTGCTATTGCTGCGATGAGTGCGAGAATCGCAACGGCCTTCGTCTTGGTCTTACTGTTTTTGTTCGACATTTTGTGTCTCCTCTTAGGTTTGTGGCATTGGTTGAATGATACCGAAAGTTGACCTGTGAGTCAAATAGCTGTGATATCGGTGTGTCCCGGCCCTTGAACTGGGAACTCTTCGCATATGTAGTAGCCGAGCGCATCAGTCAAGTGAGTCAGTTTCTTGTTGTATTTCTTGTCGATTTCGCCTGAGCCGCCTTCAACTGTACGAACGCCCTCTAAATCCTTGACCGTGTAAGGTGCTTTCGTCGGGTCAACAATCAGACGACGAATGTACTGACCGTTGATGCCTGAGCGACAGCGAGTGTTCATTGCGTTGACACGCGCCCGCTCTCGCGGGTTGCTCACTCCGTACTTCGCTGACATTCGACCCTCAAATGCTGGGTAGAGCGTGCGTTCAACGATGTCCCAATCAGAACCGCTCAACGACTGAGTTTTCTTGATGCCACCTGTTGCGTCGCCGTATAGATGAACTTCGCCTTTGTGACCTTTCCAAGTGTTGAGAACTCGTTGAGCGACGAGTTCAGTGTTCGAGTTCAACGGGATATACACCTCGCCGATGACTCCTGTGAACGGTGCAACGAGCCCATCCATGCCCGGCAATAGAATGTACTGCTCTTGACAGACGACACAAACACCCGGCGATACATTGAAGTCGAAGCAAAGAATCAGCGGTGCGTTCGGGTTGTACGGTAGCCCGCGATATGTCGAGTGCTGAGTCTCGAAGCCGTAGTATGCACGACCTAAGAACGAGACGAACGACCCTTCGTACTCTTGTGCAAACACCAACTCATCGAGATCAGCGCGTGCGGCTGCAATGACAGCGGGATCGAGAATGTCGCTCGATAGCCAGTGGTGATTTCGCCATGCGCCTGTTGGGTCGGCTTCGGCGCTCTTGACGAGATCATAGAAGTGATTTCGCCCTTCGGGAACTCCAATGAAGTCTACCCAGCCGAGGCGATTCTTCGTGTCAACCGCTGGTCGAAGGTGATGCGTCCAGACGATCGGCTTCATGTTCGCATACTCATCGAGAACAGCACCATCGACCGGGCGACCCTCAGCGCGTTCGGGTACATCGAGCCCGATGCAACGAATCTCTGTACCTGTGACGAGCCGAAGCGTCATATCAGTCTCGCGCGGCTTGCCTTGAATCAATCTCGGCGGCACCATGCGTTTGAGATCGTTCCAATAGATATCTCGACATTGGCCGAGCGTAGGCGCTGCAAAGAAAAAGTAGCCGTCGGGGTGACTGTTGAACGCAATCGCACGACGAACGAGCCGTCGCTTTGCGATTTCTGTTTTACCTGAGCGACGACCAGCGAATGAGATATTGAATCGACAATCAGAGTCGAAGTATTCCCGCTGTTGCGGGTGATATTCAAGATCGTACCATCGAGATAGATTCATACAGAGTCGATCGGTGTTTCAGGTTCAGCGACGACCTCGATTGAAGTCGTCTCAGTCGCTTCGGGTACATCAGGTACAGTCAGATTGCTCGCCTCAGTGAACGCTCGAATCTCATCTGCGAGTTGTTCAGCGCCCATCGTAGTTGCATCACCCAGCAAGCCTTGAATCGCATCGAGTTTCGAGCGTGCGAGAATCTTGTCTTTCACGCCAATATCAGGTGACATAATCACGGCTTCGTAGAAACGAACAGCATCGGCTCGATAGTCATCTGGTGTCTTCGATGCTGAATCGTTCGGTGTGTACACGATCGAACCAGTGAGTGTCTGAATGATCTGAGCGAGCGCCGGGCCTTTGCCACTGATCGCGTGCAAGTAAGTCGAGACAGACAACAGATCGATGATGTCCATGCCTTTGAGCGTCGCCGGGTCGATCCCTAGTTTCTCAGCGAGCGACTTGAACGCTTCGACATCAGACGGGCGTAGCGTTCCCGCTTGTCTGAATCTGCGAGCGAGTGAGCGAATGCCGGGCGGTCTCCCGTTCGGGTTTCCCGATTCGCCGGGCTTGAACTGGTGGGGTCGCAGATGAGCATACGGGTCGTGATCCTTCGCATCGGTGTTCGCAAACTCAGGGTCATTCGCAGCGAGAGCGCGTGCATCTTCGGCGCTCTTGTTGCGTTGTTCATCGGGATTGGGTGTTTCAGATTGATCCATACTGTTTCTGCTCTTTGTTTAGTCTATCGGCGATACCGAGCAGATGTCCAGTAGAAACGCCTCGAAGTTGTGTTGTGCTTCAAGGCGTTTCGTTGTACCTCTATAGAGAAGAGGCGGCGAAGTTTGAGGATTATTCGATCGGGCATTCCCAAAGGTGTTCGCACTCATGGCACATATATTCGCCGTCCTCGACTGTTTGCACATTCTCTTGCGGGCCGTCATTGTTGGCCCCGCACTTGGGGCATGAGATTTCTGATTCGTATTTCGTCATTATCCTCGTCCCTCCCGTTTGTGTATGTTCTCGCGGCGAAGCATCTTCGCCATCCCTGATTGTTTCCATGCGGTTTTGAGATCGCACCACTTCCATTCTCTCGCGTACTCGAATCCTTCGGTGTACGCCGCTTTGATTGATCGATTTCGGTAGTTGAACGATTTGAAATGCCCGTCGATGAGTTGGCGTATTCGTTTCGCTTGCCGTTCGTTCTCGGCTTCGAGTTCTTCGATTCTTGATTTGAGTTCGCTGTTGGTGTTCATCCGTTCGCCCTTTCTTTGTTGAACATTGATCTATCGAGTGCGTCGAATATCCAGTGCTGGAAGTCCCGCGAGCAATCAGAGAATCCCGAAACATGATGCCCGATCTCTTCGATCATTGCGACTCTGCCTTGGCGTGAGCCGATGACATCTCCATTGATGAGACAAGTATTGTTTCGATACTCACCGAATACAATCGTGTCGCTACCCATTCGCGGGTAGAAGATTTTGAATGCAGGCTTCTTCTTCCCGTTTGTGAGATCGAGCGATTCGATCTGAGCCCAAACGCTGTCGAATTGTGCTTGATTCTCTGCGCTCGGCTCTTCGACTCGTTCGTACTTGATTTCATTCGTTGAAAGAACATCGGCTGCGCGCGGCACGCCCGCTTTTCGCAAGAACTCTCGCATACCTGAATACTCGATGATGACCGCTTCTTTCCCGGCGCTTTGAAGTCGATCATAGAAGAACTTGTCTGTATCGGTGACGACAGCATTCGCGCCGAACACTTTGAAGAATACTCGCGCCCAGAGTTCTTTGTCGCTCGATGATAAGTAAGTTCCTGCCTCATACAGTTGAGTCGCTTCATACGGGAGTTTGTCGTTCTCGTTGCTCTTGACGACTGCAACGAGCAATCGTTCGGCTTGCTCAACTGAGAAGCCGCAAATCAGCCGTCTCATTGCGACATTGACATCGAACCAGTCAGCCGACCGAGACTCGTTGAGATCGATCATCGGCAAGTCATAATCGAACAGCGAGTTGCATTTTTCGCTGCCTCTGTCTTGATCGACCCACACGCTGCGATGATAGATTTGAAGCGGCTTGTCATCTCGCTTCGTGATGACTCGGCCTTGATCTGATTCGCTGACTACTTCGTACTTGCCGAGATCGAGTATCTTATTCTCGACTGTTGAGTATGCTTCGACCAAACTCTCGACCGCTGGCAAGTACACGCGCGTCGCCCCTTCTTTCCCTCTCGGCTCTTCGTAGGTGATGTCGTGATACAAACTTTCGATCCCGCTTTCGTCGATCGCGTTGCAGATCAGTTCTCGAAACACCATCCACGGATCAGCCCAATCGCTCTTGCCGAAGTTCGGGTGTAGTCCGAGTCCATGCCATTCGTTTTCGACGAATCGAGCCCGCTGTTCTGAGAGCATGAAGCAAAGTTCTTGTTGGCCGTCGATTGATTGAGTTGAGAAATCGATTCGGCAAGTCCCTGAGAAGATGATCGGCGAGACTCCCATTCTTGCGAGAAGCGCGATCGATTCTTTGAGCCCGGTTCCGAACTTGCCGATCTGGCCTGAGTTCTTGTTTGAGAGTCCGAGTAGACGCATCCCCCAGATTGGGAGTTCGCCTGCGTTTTGAATGATGATGTTTCCTGACATATTGAGTCCTTTCAGTTTGACTTGTGCAAGTTCAGATGATTGTGATTCCGTGTTGTTTGAACAGTTCAGGCGGCAGGATATTGTCCATCCTGATCGCCTCTTCGAGTGTGAACCAGCCGAAGCCGCATGATTCGTTGTTGAGTACAACATCAAACGGGTCAATAGACTCGTTCGCCTTTGTTCGATAGATATGAAAGTGAAGGCCACCCCTGCATCTCCGCAGCAAACATGCTGCAATACATGATGCAATACAAGTCCGGCTTCTTCTTTCAGTTCTCGATATGCGCACTGAATGAAGCTCTCCCCGATATCAGTGTACGGCTCTGTTCGTTCGTGTCGCTTGTGCATTACTCGTTCTCTACTTGACTGACTTCGATCTCGATATCAGGCACAACAACCTCGCTTGCTTTGACTGTGAGCGTCGCACTGACTTCGGGAATGGTGAACATACTCTCAGGCAGAACCGTCTTGATTCTGACTGCTCGCTAGTCCGATTTGAGCGTCGGTTTCTTGACAGTCATGCGACTCGACACGCTCGGCCCATGATATCTCGGCTTGTTGATTGTGAATATCATCCAGTTTTCGACGGTGAATGTTTTCATTTGATTCTCCTACGCCTTCTCATCGACGATCATGCCGAGTTGTTTGAACGACTCGATGCTTGCTCGCCGGCCAGTCGTTGATTCGGGTATACTGGCTCTCGAAAGAGTGCGACGAAACCGTACACTTTGCTGGAGAGTTCAGCCGCCTCGATTGTTCGATTGATCGAAGTGTTTCGCACGCCGATCGGGAACGCAAACCAGTACCCGCTTTCGTTTGTGTCCATCTCAGCATGAGTCACATACCAGACGCCATCTTTCATTGGGTACGATGTCGGATACGACCAATAGAGAATCTGTTTGCGACTCATCCACGCTTTGAATCTTTTGAATAAGTGTCGTTTCATGCTTCGCCTCTCTCTGTGTATATCGGACGCGACTCAGCGACATTCAGAATCATTTGATGAATCTCCCAGAACTGATCCATCGTACACTCTGGGACGATTGCGAGCCCTTCGGTTTTTCTCTTGCCATAGATCGTAACGGCGATCTGATTCGTCATCCAAAATATGCTCTGAACTTCATGTGCGAACCAGTCTGTCGAGTCCGTGTCGATGACCCACTTTTTCAGACTACCGGCGCTTGCGAGATGAATATGACAGATACTCTTGCGATGATTCTCGTTCCCGCCGCTCTGCATTACTTGAGATTTGATTTCAAGAACGAGTACATTTGTTGTATCTTCTCGATAGATTTCGTACTTCGCGTGTGTTGTTTTTATTTGGGGCATTTGTGATTCTTCCTTGTGATTGGGTTTCGCATCTCTCTTCGTGTCTGCGCTGCGTGTGGTTCGGTGATGTCGTCGATCAGATCGAACAGTTCGTCGGCTGCTTTGAGTCTCGCGTCTGAGTTGGCTTGCAGCCAATCAGACTTCGACTTCGCATTCAACACTGAGCGGCGGCAGTTCGTTTTGTACTTGCCGCACGCTTGACGAAGCGCGTATGCGAGATCAACGGGGATCGTGATTGTGATTTCATTCTTCATTGTTGTCTCGCTGATATGCGTCCCAGATGCCGTTCGCGATGTGAGCCCAGAGCGGTGTGAGCCAGTTGAACTGCGATGCTGCGATCGGTGTTTTGCGTCGCTCTTTTTGCCATGCTTGCATTTTGTCGATGTTTCCGAACGCTGTCGATGGGAATACATTGTACAAAAGTTTTGCATACTCGAAGAGGCATCGTGCATTGTTGTCATCTGCGAGAGTCGCTGCATCTTTGAGACTGTTGCAGAGAACGGCTGATAAAAACCCGCCGACTTCGTGACCATACATGAGATACCCGCAGATCGATTCGATCATATGAGGTTGTATTCTGTCGATGTTTCCGTGATTCATTTGACCTCGATTCGTTCAGGTGCGTTCTTAGTTGCACGCCACGGCTCATCGCGTGCGTGTTCGATGTCTTTGATCTCTGCCTCGTCTGCTTTGCGTAGCCCGCTCTTCATTCGCTTCGTTGCTTCGCTGCAAGCGACAGACCACCAAGTCCCTGAGCCGCCGAACATTGAAGCAGCTTCGACGATGATCGAGCAATCTGAATCGACCCAGACATATCCCTTCGGTGCGTCGATGATAATGTCGCCGCCTTCGAGACAGTCGTGATCGAGTTCAGCGCCGTGCTGCTCTGCGAGTTCTTTCACTTTTTGTACACATTTGTACGCCATGATTCTGTTCCTTTTTGTTTGATCGGGGTAGACCCTGATTGTGTGTTTCTTCTTAGACATTCGCGTACCAACTCTGAATGACTTTGACACCTACACCAGTGCGATCGATTCTGATCGGGCCGCTAGTGACATTCCCGCAACAGTCGTAGTCGTTCATGCACGAAGAGCATTCGCAACGGCCAGTGCCGTCGGGGTGCGACCAGAGCGATGCAATCTTGTCGTCTGTGATTGTGTCTTGATAGTGAACGACGACATCGAACGAGTCGCATTCTTCGTTGATCTTCGATGATGTTTGAAGTTCGTGTGCTGCGGCGTAGTCTGTGACTTTCATCTGATTCTCCTTTGTCGCGTGATTGCGTTGAGAATGCTTCGACTCGATTTTCATCGAGTCGCGGCAGGGTGGGCATAGTTCAGTTCTGATTTGCGGTGTGTGGATGCGTGATCGACTTGACATCTGCAACGAACTGGCGGCGAAGTCGAACGAGTTCATCGTGTGCGTTGTTGTTGTGTGAGCGATTGTTGAAGGCGTACCGCACGATCGTATCGCTCAACGATCCGAACATGCTGATCTCTTCGAGTATTGTCGTTGTTGTGCCTGCATCTTCAATGTACTTCTCGACGAGCCCGATGAAATCAGTGCCGGTCGTGTTTCCAGATGAGATTGCGAGTGCGAAGAATCTGTCGGCTGACTTGCGTGCGTTTTCGTTTCCGTAAGTGTGATTCATTGTTGAGTCCTCTGTTCGCGTGATTGCGATGACATACAATAGATCGAACCGATTGACTTGTCAATCAAGTCAAGTCTCTTTTTCTCGCCTTTTTCGCTATCTGAACTCTTTTTGTCGATTCTGAGCAACCAACCGCGATTTCAACTGCTCGGCATTTCGAGATCAATCATCGGATCGCGTCCATCCCGCCACGCCTCGACCACTTCTTCTCTGAATCCGTTGATGATTGTCGTCGCAGCGAACAAGCAAAACGAGTTGATCGTTCGCTCGTCTTGCTCTGTACGCTCTTCGGGATACTTCACTAGAATCGCGTTCAATCGATTCACCCACTCGGCGGGATCTTCGTTGATCCAAACCATGATGTTTGATTCGAGTTCGTCGCGTTGACGAAGAACAGTCA